GTTCGCCGGATTCGTGCAACACCTGATGCACGAGATCGCAATCGGCGTTGGCATCCCCGAGGGCGTCTTGTTCGGCACGCAGAACTACAAGGGGCCATCGGTCCGCGCCGACTTCGCCGCTGCTGATCGGGTCTTCACGCGGCATCAGGGCATCTTGCAGGACAAGGTACTTGATCCGATCAAGAACATGGTGATCCTGGACGCGATTGCCCGCGACGAGATCCCCGCACCTCCGCGCAAGGATGGCGAGACCGTGGTCCAGGCGCTCAAGCGTGCGACGCGCGGTGAGTGGCGATTCCCCGCAAAGCTGACCATCGACATCGGGCGCGAAAGTGCGGCGAACCTGAACGAAAACAGGCAGGGCGCGAAGAGCCTCCAGGAGATCGCAGCCGAGGAAGGCACGGACGCTTTCGGTCGATTGGAGCAGATCGCGATTGAGGCGAGCTACGTTTCCGAGTTGGCGAAAACGTACAACGTGCCGGAGACCGCGATTCGCCTAGTCACGAACTCACTTCCCCAGACTGCCGCAGCCGCCGCAGCGGTGGGCGAGAAGGCGGGAGAGGATGCCGCCGCCGCTCAGGTTGCGAGCACGAAGGACAGCAGCGCCGAGCCTGCGCCGTCTGACACCGCGCTGGATGATTCGCGCATCGTAATCGACTTTGCCGAGGACGGCTACGTGCCGAATGACTCAATGGTGAGTAACGCCAAGCGGGCTCTTGAAGTGCGCGAGTCCAAGCCGGCATCGGAACGCGGCATGACTTCGGTCGGCCTCGCGCGGGCGCGCGACATTATCAACAAGCGTGCGCTGTCCGAGGACACCGTGCGCCGGATGAAGGCATACTTTGACCGCCACGAAGTAGACAAGCAGGGCGAGACGTGGGACGACCAGGGCAAGGGCTGGCAGGCTTGGAACGGCTGGGGCGGCGACGCTGGGCAGACGTGGGCGAACGCGATTGTTGAGCGGCTCAACCGTCGCGAGAACAGCGCTGACGTTTCCCGCGTTGAACTGCGCGGCGATGTCGAGGCGAGCTTCGCGCAACGTCGGCTGAACTCCAAGGATTGGCTCGCGAGTCTCGCGGCCATGCGGAACGAACCGAAGCCGTAACGATGGACACTCAACAGCAGATTGACCACCTGATCTCGCTTGCGATTGAGCAGCGCGAGGAACTGTCGCGGCTGGACAAGCTTGTTCCGTCTTTGCGCACGCAGCTGCGGTCCGAGGTTGAACTCGCAATGGAGACCGTCGAACCGCAGTTGCGGTCCGACCTGTCCGAGTTCTGCGCGCAGACGACCGAGCAGCAGATTGCAGCTCTGCGCAGTTCGATCCCGACCACGCCGGAACAGATAGACGCCGCACTCGCCAGCAAAGTAACGCAGGCTCGCGTTGACCTCGCCGCGTCCACGTCGGAGCGGTTCAGCGCGGCGGTGTCCGCGATTGACTCGCGCGTGGCTGATCGGATCGCGGCAGTTGTTTCCAAGCTGGAAAGTGCTGCGCTGACGCAACAGGCCGAGCGTGAGCAGGACCGCGCTGCGTTCGCGCAGCTTGAGCAGAACGTCGAGGAACTGAAGCGGATCCGCTCCGAGTTCGCCGTTGGTGACAAGATCAACCCGCGCGGTCGCTGGCAGGCTGGCGTGACCTACAACCGGCTGGATATCGTACTGCTCAACGGGTCGAGCTATTTGGCTACCGAGGTGACCAGCGAGCGCCCGAGTCCGACCGCCCGCGGTTGGCAACTCCTGGCGCAGCGCGGTGCAGGCGGCGGCGGGTCCGGTTCGCTGGTGGATCTGACCGGCCCGGGCACGGCGGGGCAACTCCTGATCAGCACCGGCGCGGGCTTCGTCCCGGCCAACCTCACCGCAGGCGCGGGCATCATCATCACCGAAGGGCCAGGGTCGATCACGCTTGAATCGACCGGAGGCGGCGGCGGTGGATCCGGCACAGTCACGCGCGTTGCAGTTACGACCGACGCTAACCTTGCCGTGACTGGTTCGCCCATCACGACCTCGGGCACGTTCGCGCTGTCGCTGACGAATACGACCGTCACGGCTGGGAGCTACGGCGCAGCGGGCAGCGTCGGCACGTTCACCGTTGACGCGAAAGGCCGACTCACCGCAGCGGCGAACGTCGCGGTTTCGATCACGTCCGGGCAGATCTCGGACGGCGTGGTGCGCTCGCTCTTCGGCAAGCAAGGCGTGCTCACGTCACTCAGCTATGCCGACTTCGACACGGGCGCGACTCCTGCGGCTGCCGCTGTCGGGCGCGTCCGCTACCTCGCCGCCGAGGGCACGCTAGATCTGGGCCTCGCTGGCGGCAACGTGGACGCGCTGCTTGGCGTCGATAACCACGTCTACAGCTACAACCCGAGCGGCAATGCGCTGTCTAAGGGCCAGGTCGTCATCGTCACGGGGTCGAGCGGAACGCGGCTATCTGTTACGCCCGGTCTCGCTACGTCCGACGCAACCAGCGCGCAGACGATCGGTCTTGTAGCAGAGGCAATCAGCAACAACCAGAGCGGCTGGGTACTGACTAAGGGTCTGCTGAAGGCCATCAACACCAACGCATTCAACGAGGGCGACACGCTCTATCTGTCTGCGGTCACGCCCGGCGCGATTACGAACGTGCGCCCGACTGCGCCTAATCACGGCGTGCGCGTCGGGTACTGCATCAAGAAAGCGGGCGTGGCTGACGGCATCATTTACGTTGATCCGCTGAACGGAATTGAACTGGACGAGCTGCACGATGTGTTGATCTCGTCGCTGACCGGCAACGATTCGCTTTTCTACGATGCCGTAGATCAACGCTGGGAGAACCGGACGCCATCGGCTGCGCGTACTGCGCTCGGCCTCGGGACGGCATCGACGCGCAACATTTCGGACGGAACTGCTTCGCCTTCTGGTGGAGTGGACCGCGACATCTACCTCCAATACACATAAGCCATGGCCGACAACGTAGGATATACACCAGGATCAGGCGCAACAGTCGCAGCCGACGAGATCAGCGGCGTGCTGTTCCAGCGCGTGAAGGTCGCGCACGGCGCAGACGGATCTGCCGTGGACACGTCCGCAGCGAATCCGCTTCCAGTCGATGTTAACGGCGAACTCGTCGAAGCGGTCGAGGCGCTGCGCATGGCGGTTCAGTCGCTCACTCGCACGCTCGGCCTCGTTCAGCCCGACACCGCCGCCCGTATGCGCGTCGTGATCGACGCGATCACGTCCGGCCTCACTCTCTCAACGATCAGCACCGTCAGCACGCTCACGACCTGTTCGACGCTCACGAATCAAACCCAGATCGGCAGCAATCCCGCCAACGATCAAATTCCCGCGCTGATGCGCATGGCCGCTGACTCCGCGCGCCGCAACATTTCAACCAGCTAACTCACCATGCCCACGACCAACGGTAACCGAAAGATTCTCGACCTCAAGCGGTGGGAGTTCTGCACTCCTGCACCGCAGGCGACAGCAGCCGCGCACTTCGTCGTCTCATCGCGTCACTTTCGCCAACAGCAGTTGCTCGTTTCGAGTAACACCGCAGCGCATATGTACAACCCCAACGAGGACGGATGGGCGCAAGTTCCGTCGCCCGCGCTCGCGGGTACGTTCGGCGCTGGTGCGTCGGGCGTGGCCGGATCGTTCTCGACCGGGACGACCGTTGCCGCGTCTTCGCTGACTGCCACGGCTGGCACCACGACGAGCATCACCACGAACCAGACGCTCGCGCGCGACCTGCGCGGCTACTCGGTGTACTTCGTCGGCGGCACGAACGCGGGGCGGTTGAAGACCATCGCGAGCAACACCATCGGCACGAACGCCGTGATTACTTTTGAAGGCGCAGCCGAGGCGGTCGCGTTCGACAATACGTCACAGTTCCGCCTGAAGACTCCGGTCTTCTTCGTCGTCGGCGCTGGCACGCTCGCCGCTGGTTCGTTCCGCAAATACTGCTTCGCCACGAACACTTGGACCACGCTGGCGATCACGGGCCTGCCCGCGTCGCTCGCGACGGACGGCAAGCTCGTGTCCACTCCCGCGTGGATTGATTCGGGCTTCAATTCTTTCGCCACGGGCACCGCGACGGCGGGAGCCTCTACGACATTGACCAATTCCGCGAAGACGTGGACGACGAACCAATGGACGAATTCCCAACTGCGCATCAACGCTGGAACGGGCGCAGGACAGATCCGCACCGTTGCCAGCAACACGGGCACCGTCCTCACGGTCAGCGCCGCTTGGACCGTAACGCCGGACGCCACGTCGCAATACTCACTAGAGGGCAACGACGATTTCATTTACTACCTCGGAAACAATGCCGTGACGATGTACCGTTACAGCATCGTCGGCAACACGTGGAGCACGCTCTCGCCTGTCGCTGCTCGCGGCGGCGCTCCCACGACGGGCATGGGAGCTAGCTGGGTCTGGGACGCGTCGGCGAGCGACTGGACGAACGAGAGCGCGATTCTCAACGGGCGCTATATCTACTCTTTCCGTGGTGCAGCCGGTGCGCTACTCGACCGCTACGACATCGCTGGAAACACTTGGGCCGCGATTACCTACGCGCCCGCGACCGAAACGTTCACGACAGGCACGAAGTACACCTATCACGGAAACTTCATTTACATCCATAAGGACGCGACGGGCCGCTGGTTCCGCCACGACGTGACCACGTCGTCGCAGGACGGCTGGAACACCATGCTATACACGCAGGGCGCAGCAGTGCTGGGCGATACGTCGTTTGACGTGACATACAAAGACGGCGCAACGGAGATCGTCTACGTCCATATGATTCTGAACACGTCAGCCGTGATGCTGCGGCAGATGGTTATTTAATCCCATGAGCGTTTCCGACCTTATCGCGCTGCTGAAACGGCGCCTAGTTTATCTCGGGCAACTGCGCACGTCGGCAGTCGCCATCGGTGACCTCGCGCAGGTTGACCGCATCGACACAGAAGTGGCCGAAACCCAATCGACGCTGAACCGTCTTGAGTCGCTGTAATGCTGTTAACACTACTAGGCCCGCAGGGAACACCGCCGCCCGTCACGGCGGTGAAGGTCTGGCTGAACGTGTCCGGGGTGTGGAAAGAGTGCGTCGTCTGGATCAACGTCGGCGGGACATGGAAGGTCGTAACGACGTGGCTCAACGTCGGCGGCACGTGGAAATGATCCGGGCCGCGCAGGCTTTGACAGTCCGCGCCCGTCCATGCTCAAGCTGATCACTCGCATCGCTGGATGGTTTCTCCCGTACCCGCAAGGCTGGGTGCAAGTCTGGATTGGTCGTCGCGGTCGTGGGCCGCGCGCGGACATGATTTATCGCGGCATCGAAGTAGACGGCGAGCGTTACCTGTTCACCGTTGAGGCAGTCGAACACGCACGGGAGCGCGCCGCGAAGCTCTGGCATCCGTGAACCTGCACTTTCTGTCCGGCATTCCCCGGTCTGGTTCGACCGTGCTCGCGGCGGTTCTGAACCAGCATCCGCAGCTGCACGTGTCCACGACGAGCGGGCTTGTCTTCGCCCTCGATGGACTGGCGAACACGTGGCACAGCACGCCGCTCCTGCTCCAGAACGATCCCGACCGCGCCCGCCTCGCTGCGGCCATGCGCGGCCTGATCAGCGGGTACTACGGCGAACAGTCCAAGCCTGCCGTGCTCGATAAGTCGCGGGGCTGGCCTGTGCCGATCATCATGCAGGCGATGCGCCAGGTTCTTGGTCGGCGTCCGCGCATCGTGGCCACGGTCAGATCAATCCCGGACTGCATGGCGTCATTCGTCCGCATCGCAAAGCCGGACAACCTCGACGAGTGGATGGACCGGGGCGAACTGGCAACGCATCTCAAAGCGGCGTATCAGTCATTGCGGGCCGGATACGAGCACGACCGGGAAAGCTTTCTGATCGTGGAGTACGACGACCTCATGGCAGACCCACGCGGTCAACTCTCGCGCGTGCATGAGTTCCTCGGCCTCGACCCGTTCACGCACGATCTGGACCGGATCGACGGCGAGCCATTCAAGGAAGACGACGAGGGAATACACGGTTATGCCGGACTGCACAACGTGCGGCCGAAGTTGGCCCGCGCTGCCACGCCGGATCCGCGCGAGGTGCTGCGGCACCACTACGCGCGATTCTGTCAGCCCGAGTTCTGGCTTGATCAGCCGCGCACCAAGCCGGAACCGGATCTCTTAGATCTGCAACTCGCCGCCGCAAAGATGGGCGATCTGGACGAGGGCGAGCGGATCGCGGATGAACTGGCCCGGACTAGGCCGGACGATTCACGCGCGGCATTCAATCGCGGATTCTACGAGTTGCGGCGCGGCAATCTTCTGGATGGTCACCGCCTGCTCTACCGTGGGCGGCGCGTCGGTGTCTTCGGTGATCCTGCTCCGCGCACGACTGCGCCGATGTGGGATGGTGAATCGCTAGGAACTGTTCTGCTTAGGCTGGAGGGCGGGCTAGGCGATCAGATCAATCAGATGCGGCACGTGCGCGACCTGCGCGAGCGTTATTGCGACGTGGCAATTTCGTGCTCGCCTGAGCTGTTCTCGCTCGTGGGCGATCTCCTCGTTTCCGGCGTGGTCGCGTCCGGTCATGAGCAGGCAATCCCGCACGACTACTGGATTCCGGCCATGTCCGCGCCGCTCTTTCTGCGGCAGCACTACGCCGACGTGAGCGGGCGTCCTTTTCTCATGCGGAAGGGCGAGCCGAGCGGACGGCTCACGATTGGTCTGCGCTGGTCGGGCAACAAGCAGTTTGAACACGAGCATCACAAGCTATTCCCGCCCGGGCCATTCTTTGACGCGGTGAAACGGGACGGCGTGCGCTTCGTCAGCCTGCAACGTGACGCGGACCTTGAGCACAAGCCGGACTGGGTGGAAACGGTGCCGCTCACGACGTGGGCCGACACGCGCCGCGCTGTGTCCGCGTGCGATCTGGTCGTCTCGTCCTGCACCAGCGTGTCCCACCTCGCCGCCGCTATGGGTATTCCTACGGCCATCGTGATTCCGGCGATGCCGTACTATCTTTATGCGCTCCCGGGAGATCGCACGCCGTATTACCGAAGCGTCAGACTCTTACGGCAACGGACATTCGGGGACTGGTCCGAACCGATGCAGAATCTGCAACGGTTGGTGTCAGAATTTGAACGCGGCGCGCAATTGTAAGCGCGCGTGAAACTACTCCCGGCAACACTCTTGACGTCCTCGCTGTTCCTTGCGGGGTGCCTAGCGCCCGCTGGGTCGGCTGGCAAGGTCACGCTCTGGAATCCGGCGACGTGGTTCTCTGGATCGGCCGGACGCGATGCCGGCCGCGCCGACGCGAAACAAGAGCAGGCCGAGCGGGCTGTGATAAAAGCAGCGCAGAAGACAGCGCATGAAACCGCCGTTGCCCTAGCCAGCGCGCCGCAGTCCCGGCCAGTCGAAGTCGCGCGCGAGTCCGCCGGCGTCACGGTTGGCCTGCTAGATCAGGCAGCGGGACCGCTCACGGCAGAAGAGACCGCGCGCGTGCGCGACCAGATCGGGAAGCTACTGAGCGAGACGGCATCGCTCCGCGCCGAGGGTGAACGGCTCCGCGTCGAGAATCGCGAGACAGTCGCGACACTTTCGGACAGGCTCGCAAGGGCCGAGGCTGGGAAGGAGGCGGCCACGCGAGACCTGCAAGCGGCATTCGTGCGCGAAAACGAACTGGCCAACTCGCTGCGGAACCAGCGTTTCATCCTCTGGGCCGTGGCGATCCTGGCGGCGCTGGGCTACGCGGGACTGTGGTATCTGCGCATCGTCTACGGCGGGATGCCCAACGCTATCGGGCGCGGGCTGGCCGAGCTACGCGCGAAGAACCCCGGCGCGGCCGAAGCGGCAACAGCGATCTTTGACTCTCACCTAAACCGATCTGAACAACAGCGCATCGCGCGCCACTCGTAGTCATGGAAGAACACGCCGCAAACGCCAAACTGCTCCTAGCCAATCTGGTCCCGTGGCTCGGCACCATCTTGAGCCTACAGGACATCCACGTCCTCGTCGCGATCTGCTCCGGTCTGGCGTCGATGGGACTGTCCGTTGTCTCCATTTTCTGGGTACTCAAGAAACACCGCGACCACGACAAAAACC